AAATAATTAAATACAATAAATAATTAATCCTATAGTGTTTAGAATGTATTTAAATGTGAGGCTTTAGGTGCGTGTATCTCGATTTTTTGAAAAAACCCACTTTTACCGTTAATGATGCCCCACTATTCAAAGCAATCGGTCTTAATATTCCCGTGGAAGATCTATACCAGAATTTAATATCAAAGTTATACAATGGGGGATCTGAATTTAAACAGAATGTTTTATATTGTGCAGTTGGGTTATATGTAATTGATCTATTATATTCTGAATTCTGAACTGAAAATTCTAAGAGAATGGGTTGAGTTAATGCATTATTAGGAGTTCGAAGAGTTTCTCCTTCATAGTATAAACCAGGGGCTAATGTCTGAGACCGTACCACAGGTATCGTTTGTGATGTAATACAAACTGATGATATTTGATCCCACAAGTTAGTACTATTTCGTTCTTGTAATAATATAGTCGTGGCAGTTAATGTCGTAATTGTGACACTTGTTGCAATTAATTCAAAATAAGTATTTGCCCCAATTGAAACTCTGGAAACTGGGAATGAGTAAAATAAATAATACAATGAATTATTCATCAATATATTAATTGGATTTACCGCAGTGGTTTGATTAAATATTGGGTCAATTGTAATATCAAATAAATCGGTAGTTGGGTCAAACTTAATAAATGGCGGATTTGTTGTGATTGGAATTGCTGGGGCTAATGCAATTAATTGAGTCAATGCGGTTGCGTATGCAGTATTTACCAATTGGCAAAAATAGTTATATGAAAAAATACTATAATACCCAGTAGATAAATCTTGAATACCATTAGGAAATGAACTTGGTGGCAATGGTTGAACGGCCGTCGCATTCTGTGGGGCATAAGTAATTGGGACTATAATATTGCTCGCTCCATAAGATAAACCAACATTATAAATTGTTAAATTTGCATTGGCTTGGTCAGGAACAATTTGGGCTTCCAATATTGGCGTATCCGTATTATCTAAGGTGAACTGAACAATAGCGCCATAATAATCATTTGGATCATATAAATATGGTATGGTTCTAGCCTCATTATATTCAGCAAATACTTTATTAAAATTTGAAGCATCGCCACTGTTAATATTAGATACCACAACATCGAGATATACAACATCTGGGCTCTGTTCCATTTCGTTTATGATCGTTGATATTTCGCGAATAGAAAAATTCTTATATATATAATCCATGATATAATATATTTTTATTATATATATAACTCTTTCTTTTACAAAAAGAAAGGAGGCAAAGAAATAATAATGCCCATCCCTGTAAATAAAGAACTATACGAAGCAGTAAAAGAATATGCAAATATTGTATATAGCAAACCAAGTGCTTACAAAAGTGGATTTATAGTCAAGACATATAAGAAACTCGGAGGAACTTATAAAGAAGACCATAAAGAGCATGATTTAGAACGATGGTTTTTGGAGCACTGGAAAAACGTAGGGGACGGTGATTATCCTGTATATAGGCCAACTAAACGTATAAATAAAAAGACTCCATTAACAGTTGATGAGATTGATACAACCAATTTAAAGAAACAAATTAAATTAAAGCAAAAAATACGAGGATCAATGAATTTGCCACCATTTAAAGCAAAAAAATAAAAAATTACGATTTTAAGCATTTGATTCCCTTTTTTTCTTTCTATACTCTAACATATATATCCTTCGTTTCTCCTTGGCCTCATCACTATTATCTATATGCTGTAATCTATATATCCTCATTTTCTCAAGTCTTTCAGATCTATGAGCCTCATGGTATCGTTTTTTGTTTTCTTTATCTTTATCATTATAATGTTCTCGCCTCCATGTATTTGAATATGCATTCCATTCTTCTTTTGATATCTTTGGTCTAATCGAGTTCATTGTAGGCTTTAATTCCTCATACCAATATCGCTCTCTCGCCCTAGCCTCATTATTATCATTGCATGGGTATTTTTCAATTTCAACCAGATCCCAATTGATCCAACCACCATTAGCCCGTATAATTTCATATATTTTAAATTGTGCATCTCTAATGGTTGGATTCATTGAATTTCTCTTATGTGTGTACTTTCTTCTTATAAAATGGGTGGTTGATCCTATATATAAGTCTGTAATACTCAAATCTTTGCATACTATCTTATATATAATATTTTTACTATAGTCAATGGGATTTTTTGGCATCGTTAAGGATATTATAATAATACATATTTATATATCTAATATGATATTTTATCGTAAAATAAAAAAATAAATAAACATTAGATAAAATAATAACATAAATAATATCTAATTACTTTTTTACATTAAAATATCTCATTAGATAAATTATAACTGTAAAAATACTTTAAATCATTAAATATAAGGTAAAAATACCGGTATTTTTACTTCAATTTATCCATATAATACATATATAATGATATTTTTATTTTAAAATTACGATAATTTATGAATGTTAAATAAATATTTGTAATTATCTATGTATTATATTTATAATCATTATAAAAAAAAATAAAAATTTATTTATTTTTCATAAATTATTTAAAAAATTCAATTATTATTGGATTTATTTTTTTAACGGTGGCTTTAACTTTATTTTTATTTTTATTTCTATCTTTTAAAAGTTTATCTAATCGCTCCATATTATAATCAGAAATTTGCATGTCGCCTAAATTATACTTAAGGAATTCATATGCATCTTTAATCATATTCGATATCAATGGAGATTTACTCTTATATTTATATGTCAATGAATATATTAATTTGTCCAATTCATATTTTTGATCATAGCCATTAATCTCATTACGAATAAATCTTTTTATTTTATCGGGAATATCAAATGGGGGTATTAATTGCGTGTAATGCTTTTCACTTTTAATAAGATCTATAACCGCTATACGGTTATTATGTCTTTCAGTTGCATAGTCAATTCTTCCCTTACTACAGCGACATGAATAACCATTACGATTTTTATTGCAACAGTCACCATCGATAATTGGAAGATTATACATTTTGTATTTGTATCAATATCTAAATTTTATATTGTTTATACTATATTATTTCAAATGTTTAATATGAAAAATTTCTATTTCAATTTCTATTATAAAAATTATAGAAACCGTATATTCTAACATTTAAATCTGCATAACTTCTCATCGCTAATTCACTTTCCATATTTCCTTGCATTTCATTCATTATTTGTTTTGTTCTTTTTATTATTATATTTTGTTTATTACGATCATGCTTATTTAATTCATTTATAAAAAATCCGACTAATGTGTTTTTATATTTCACACGATCAATAGGAAAGAAAGGTATTCTGTTTAAAAATGTTATACTAATTAAATTTTTTAATTGTGGGATTCTTAGTTTTGTTAGATACTCAAATATACCATGAAATAAATATTCTTTTATGATACACCATACATCATTTGGAAATATATAAATTGTAAGTCCCATAATAAAAAAAATAATACTATATTATTAGATATATTAAACCCTTTGACTATTATTATCTTGAGGCCTTGGGCTTGGGGGTTCCCTTTCGTCTAACTCAATTTCGGCAGATATATTTCTGGTTATCTTAATGCAACCACAACACTCAACATTCTCACATTTAGAACGATAGGCCATTCTTGCCATTGCTAATACAAATGCTATACATGAACTAATCACGAAAGTCAACATTACCTCAGATAACTCCATTATATAAATATTAATATTAAATATAAAAAATTATACTTTTTTTTGGTCAGCTTTTTGTAGTGAGAAGAGACACGAAGTGTATCGTATCACGGTAAAAAGTGTTTTTTGATTTAATTCATTGCAATAACTGAAATAAGATACCCATTAAGAGCACCAGTACCCCCAGCGCCAGAGGTAAAAGTAACATCTACAACAGTATTAACCCCATCATCTGAACTATATGAAGCCCCAACAAATAGAGCCATTGTTGAAAGATATGCATTCACTACATATGCAGTTGTAGTACCATTTCCAACAAAGTTAGGAATTGTTGCCGATGCCACATAACTTGCAACTGGGCCTAATGCTGGAACATTGACGGTAAATACTACTTTCCCAAGACCTCCACGAAATGCTGTACTAGTTACAGTTGCACCTGCAGAAATTGCTCCACATTGTAAATTACTATTTCCATCCCCAATCGATAATGTATTACCCGATCCAGTAAGCCCAATACCCCCGATCGTAGTTGATACAGTTGCCGTAATATTTCCAGTCGCCGTGAGGTTAACACATCCAACATTTGCCCCGCTGATATTGCCAGAAGCTACAACTTGAGAACTAGTAAAAATACTCCCACTGGTTGATATACTTCCAGTTGCATTAATGGTGCCAGTTGAGGCAAAATTTCCAGATTCTAAATTACTATTTCCAGACCCAACAGATAATGTATTATTCGATCCAGTAAGCACAACACTCCCAATCGTCGCGGATGAGACATCAATTGCGGTTGACCCAGTGAATAACCCATTTAGGGAATTTGCATATTCAGGATCCAAAATCGTGCGAGACATTGAAAATTTATATTGATTGACGGAAACAAACTTTCAAAGATTTACTTATTATATACTTTAACGGATATAATAATTCAAAAAAAAATAATTATTCATTACAATTATTAAATTGCAATATAATAAAATACCGCGACATATGGCGGGCTAACATTTACCCCTGCTAAATTACTTATAGGATCAGTTGCTTGAATACCTGTACCATTATTATTGATATAAATATTTGAAAAACTCGGATTGGTAATATATGCAGAAGTACTATCTGGTGATATTACATATACATCAGGAATTAGTATAAATGAAACAGGTTCTGATGTGAGAGCTGTCGTATGGACATGACCAAGATCGCTTATAGTATGGGAGTGGGGCGGCGCTTGTGTTAGTAATGGCGCAACTGCTGTAGATGCACCACCAAAATTAGAAGTTGATGCAAATGTATTAGTTGCCCCAGATGCACCATTTCCAGTTGCATAATTACTTGTGCTACAGCCTAAAGCATTCACACCATTCCCCCCAATTGGAAAATAGCTTTGTAGATTTGGAACATTAAAAGTAGCACCGCTACCGCCATATGTATACTGTATTGCATTAAATAATGCTGGATATGTAGTTGTTACATATGATGCACCATTACACGGTATATACCCTGCAGGCGGCGATATATTACTTATTAAAAGCTTAATCGTTCCCGTCGGGGATGTTGACACATTATAAACTGAATTATTTACGGTTATCGTTGGTATTGCTGTAAAATTCGTATTTGATGATATCGTAGAAACACTTAACTCTCCAGTTAATGTTATTGACGGACCACTTAGTAAGCCTGTAAATATAGGATTAATTATTGTTAAAAAGCCACTATATGCTTGTGATATCCAATCCTGAACATATTGAAGGTTAGCAATATATGAAGTGATGGACTCTGTTATTGGCCAATCAGTGGCCGAACTGTTTTGAAAATATATTCCATCTAACCGCCTTTGGCTTAATGAACTTCTGTATGACATTACAAAAAAAGATTATCTTTATATTAGAAAGATTTTATTATGTTTCGGAAAAACAAATACAGAACTTCACAGAAACATATGGAGGGCTTACATTTACCCCATTTAACCCACTTATTGGGTCAATTGATTGTATATTAGGACCAGTGTCTTCAAAAGTCATACCTGTGCTCGCATAAGCTAAACTTGTATCACCTATGGGGAGAAATATAGAAGGACCTTGAGCTATTTGAAGGAGAGGATCAATAATAGGATTAATTGAAACATAGATATTTTCACCGTTAGAAAAAGGTAAATTGTGAGAATGCCCTGGATCCGTAATGCTATGATCATGTGTTGGGACAACTTGTAATAATGATGTCCCATTGCTATATAAAATAGTTTCTGTATTTGTTGCCCCAGATTGACCATTACCATATACAAAATTACTTGTAGGGTTTCCATTTACCGAAGTTGAATTTGCTCCAATTGGTATATATGATTCAAAATTTGGCACATTAAAATTATCATCAGACCCACCATAAGTATATCCAATTATATTAAATAAATCTGGATAATTTGCCGTGGCATAACTTGAGCCATCACATAATAAAAAGTTTAATGGCAATTCATTTATACACATTTTTATCTCGCCCAATAAATCATAATCGATTGGCTGTCCCTGTATAGTTGGTGATCCTGTAAATGACACTGAGCCGTCTATAGTTGGAGTCGATAAAGTACTTGATAAGGTAATATTTCCACCATTCATAATACCTTGAAATGTTGGATTGTTTATCGGTAAATAAGTCTTATAAATGTAATAATTAGTAAAATTAATTACATATTGCAATGATGCAATTAACGATAAATTTGTCTCAGTGTTAGATTGCAACTGAGCTGTACTATTAGAGTAAAAAACCCCAGTTAATTCCGTTCTTTGCGATAATGAAGACCGAAATGACATTTCAAAAAAAAGATATTCTTATATTCTACATTA